GAAGTTTTTTAAATAAGCAAGTCTTGCTTGCTCTTCAATATCTCCACCTGGCCATTTTTCATAATGAACAGCAACAGATTTATAAAGAAGTTGCAAATCTTCTACTCCAAATTGGAGTTCTACATACGGAAGACTTTCATCAAAATCATCATCTTGATACACCCAATCGTTGTTGTCGTCCATTAGAAACCTGCTTGGAACTTCTGCCACTCAATAGCATTCTTGATTTGGAAAGTCCTGTTTGCTACTGTCTTGATAATTTCTTCTAAAAACTTAAGAGTTGCATCATAATAACGAATCTTCATATCAACCTTGTTTAAGCGTTCATCCGCATCTAGATACCGTTGAATAGCATCTTTCTCACGGACTTTATATGGAAAAGGTTCTTCTTCGTATACAGCAGGGTCTGCCTTACCTGTATAAAAATTATGACGCTCAAGTTTCACTTTGTTATATTGTTCTCTTGCTCGCTCTCGCAACAAGGTAATAGTATTGTACAAAGTATAATATTTTGAATGAAGTTGTGGAATCTTCAAAGATTCATCATGTAGATTATCAGGATCGATGACAGAATCTTTCTGCCACATTTCCTGAATTTTATCAAGGTCCATTAAGTGGTAGCAGTCAGTTGATATACAGTATACTTGAAGGTTGCCTGTGCTGTAAAGTAGTTCACATCAGTTGATGTGGCATCAAAGTCCAGAGAACTAAGTGACACAGGGAACATATCAAGGAATTTTACTTTCGCAACCTCATTGAAGTTGCTGTTAAGAATACGGAGTGTGCCGTCAGCAAACTGCTCTTTCATATCTCTAATACCATCCTTATCGGTGGTAACATCAATGAACTGTTGTGCTGTTTCTGGGAATCCTAAACCATACATCCAATCATGCACGATTCTATAGTTTTCCAGATTTTCATCTACAAGGAATTGAATGGTCAAATCACCGAAAGATAATTTGGTCTCTGGGACATCAATATCTTTCAGGTAAGATGGTTGCGTTGCAGTTGCGAGGGTTATTTCTGGAATCCTAGCAGTATTACAGAAAAAGTCAACCTTAGGGTACTTTCCAAGATTGAATTTGAATCCAATCCCAGACAGGAAGTTCCTGTTGTTTATTTGATTTGCCCAAGAACATGAATTAGACATTTTGATTACTTGCTATCTTTGATGCGAGAATACAGAGTTCTCTTTCCATATTGTGTTGGAGTCAGATTTTTATTACCAGTTACATCTCTAGCAGTCTGTCTCATCAGATCAAAACTAGTGCTCCTATTAAATTCACCAGCAGCACCAAAGTTACCAGTGTCTCTTACCTTTGCATTTGTTACTCTAGTGTCTTTACCCATTGGTTTTTGGGTAAACTGAACATTGGTACCAAACTTCACTGATGGAGTTCCTGCCCAAGTTCCTTTTGGAACTTCACCTGCTTTGTACTTATAAGGAACTGCTACACCTCTTGTAGCACCTGAGAAAGGAGTTCCATCAGCAGTTCTTTGGACATTATCACTTCCAGTATTATATGCCTGAGATGTAGTATCTCTAGGACCGTAAGAACTTGTCTTTACAGGTTTCCAACCATATCTCTTTGCTTCATCTGGTGTATGGTCACGTTGAGTGAACTCTCCAGTGGTTTTGTTTAGAACACCTGGTTTATAATTCTTATACGCCAAAACCTTTACATCTTTAGGTTCTGGTGGTTTCTTTTTCTTAAAGAAACCCATAAACTCTTTGAGAGTCTTCTTTTTCTTTGGAAGACCATCGTGCTTTGTTGAAGCAAAATCTTTCACATCTTTCTTCTTCATCGTTGCAGCTAACTTTGCAACTTCAGGTGTAGTTGCCGCCATTTCACCTTTTTGAACAGCGCGGACTATACCGAATAATCTTTGTTGTGACTTAGAAACTGCTGGCATCACACTAAAACCTTATACTATATTTAGACAAAAAAAGGGGGTCTTGCGACCCCCGAGAAATATGTGTACCAGAATCACATGAGGTTGGAGACCTTGACTCTTCTGTAGTAACGGTTGGTGTTACGGGTGAGAGCGCCTGCGCCAACGGTGGTGCCTTCCGCGAATGGGTTAGCAACGATGCCGTAGCGAGTCTTGAATCCAATCTTAGGTTGGAAGGTGTCCTGACCGACGGCACGAACCATCTGGAGGGGGACATATGGGCAGTAGAACAGACCAGCGTCATAAGGTGAAGAACCCTTATAACCTGCAACGTAGTACTGATCGGATGCTACGTTTGCAGCATAAGGATCAATGTAAACGCGATACTTACCTGCGAGAACACCAGCGAAGGTGTTACCAGTGTCATCAACGTTCAGGTTGCTGTTCAGTGCAGGGGTGTAATCGAGTACGCCTGCCATGGTCAGAGCGGAAGCAACGTCTGCGGAGCAGAGGATCATGTTGCCCTTGCCTCTACGAGTGCGCTGTGCAATCGCGTTAGCATCTCTTTCGATCTGGAAGATCAGACCCTTGAACTTCTCAACACTCCAGCGACCGTTGGAGTCAACGTCGAGGTCGAAGGTACCAGGGTTAGCAACGTTTGCAGCAGCACCAGGCTCAGCAACGTTATAGATGGTACGGATGACTTCGCGGTTGATTTCCGCAAGGATTTCGGTGGAAAGAATGTTAGCAAGTTCTGCTTCAGCATTCAGACCGTGGATTGCCTTGAGGTCCTGGGCGAGTTCCAGGGAGTATTCTGCCTTCAGAGCTCTGCTCTTAGCAGTAACGGTGACCTTCTCGATCGAGAATGCCATCTCGTTGAATGCACCTGCGCCGTCGCCAAGATCCTCAGCGTCGTCGGTACGCATACCCTGACCTACGTTGTAGGTACCTGCGTCACCAGTTTGAGGAACGGTTCCGTCGAGGAGACCTGGGTTGCTACCTGCTTGTGCAGTAGTACCCATACCAACAGCACCATTGGTGAATCCGTTGGTTCTGTCGAATCCAGCAGACTGACCTGCGAATGCGGTATCTGCTTCACCAAACAATGCTTCGGTACCTGCTTGACCAGTGTACTTCGAACGCATTGCGAAGATGAGTCCAGTAGGACCGGACATTGGTTGAACACCTGCGAGGTCATATGCGACCAGGTTAGGCATTGCGCGTCTGATCAAGGAGATCAGTACAGGGTCGAAACCAGCAACGGTTTGACCGCCAGCGGAAGTATATCCACCGTTACCAACTGCGTTGGTAGGTGCTTCGGAGAGGAAGTCACGCTCCTCACGAAGGGTTTGCTCTTGGTTCTCCAGCAGGACTGCGGTAACCGCTCTACGATGGGAATCCTTGATAGGATCCATTCCTTCGTAATCGAGAACGGGTGCCCACTTCTCCTGCAGAGCCTCGGTATTAGGCATTTGCATTTGAAATTAAACCTCTTAAAAAGTTAGTTTGAACGTTTATGATTTAAAAATCACTTCTTAGCAGCTCTGGAGAGAGTCTGCAGATAGGCTTGCATCATTGGGGAAACCTCTTCTGAGATTACCTCATCGGTAGAAACCTCTTCTGAAAGATTCTCAGAGGTGCTTGGCGTAGATGCGGACTCTGGGAAGTAAGAACTTCTCAGTGCGGTCAGCTTCTCACGATAGTCTGCTTCACTTTCAAACTCAACATTTTCTGCAAGAGCAGCGAGTTTTTCCTTCTGAGTGTCTGCAAGACCCTCAGTGACAGCACCAAAGATGCCATCAGCGGAAGACTCAGCAAGTCTGCGGTTCAGAGCAACGTTTCTCTCGATTTGCTCGTTGAGTTTACCTTCCATTTCATCAAGTTTATCTACCATGCTCTCAAGTACATCATATTTCTCTTCAGGGATAGTTACATAATGTTCTTCAAAAAGACCCTTCATTCCATCGAGGAATGATTCGGTAATTTCGGACTTGAGTCCAGATTCAACTGCGAGTGCATTCTCTTGGAACCACTCATCAGCAACATACTCCAAATAGGAGTCAACACGCTCACCAAGTTCTTCCTTGATTGCAACAACTTCTTCGACGAGTGCTTCTTGATAGCTCTCAACGAGTGCTTCTTTGATTGTCTCAACCTTAGATGAGATTGCGGTCTCAAAGATGGTGCGTGCTTTTGATTGGAACTCTTCGGAAAGTTCTTCGCCTTCGAACAGTGCCTGAACATCTGCTTCGATGTCGAATCCTTCTTCTTCGACGAGTTCTTCTTC